CTCCATCAGGTCCCCAAAGTAGTGGGGAAACATGGACTATAGGTACATCAAATCAATGGGTAAGTGTAGGCGCTGGATTTCAAATACAACCACCATTTACGAGTAATTGGGGAACTATTGTTCGAAGGGGGAACTATTAACTTGAGTATTATCGATATACTTTGGTCGGAAATGGATGTTAAGTTGATTAAGCGCTTGAAAGTAATTTGCCGATAGAAGAAATAGAATCCAACTTAAGCCTTATAGGATGCCGTTTAATAGACATTAAGACCCACCAAGGGCGCGTGAAAGGCGCGCGCCGATAGTTGATTTTTGTGTAACAAAACCCCCCATTAAAGGGGGTTTTGACGCAGTTTATTTGACTTTGGCGACCACTTTGTTTAGCATAAATTGATCACAGCCCCTGGGGTTTTGTGCTGGAGACCGTCATTACTGCTCATAATAAATATATTTGAAAACAAACCCCAAATATTATCAGGAGATAATTTTTAATGGATACACCTATTGAAGTGAAAAATAATGTAGGCACACATGCTAAACCAAATGATCCCAAACGTTTTGAAATCCAAAATGCAACTATAATTGCCCTTAAAACTTTTAAAGGAAATGAAGTTCGTATATCATTTTTTGACGGAGCTAAATTAGAGGTTATAGGTGATAAATTTGCAAAATATCATGTCACATTTTTAGATGCTATTACTAATTCAATAATTTATCAAGTTGATTTAGATAAGAATACACCAAATGTATATTGGTGCCAATCAACAATTAAATATTTTATAAATTGGAAAATTTTATTAACAGAAGATGATATACCAGTTATTGATTATTATTTTAATCCCAATAAACAAAAAGTTTTTATTCAATTTTGTAGTAATGCATTAGGAGATACATTGGCATGGATTCCTTATGTAGAGGAATTTCGTAAAAAACATCAATGTGATGTTAACGTAGCAACTTTTCATAATGAAATTTTTGAAAAAGTTTATCCTAATTTGAAATTTTATACTCCTGGATCTAATATTTCCGGGTGTTATGCATTATATATGATTGGAGTATTTGATAATGATTATAGTAAAAATAAAAATAATTGGAGAACTATTCCTCTTCAACAAGTAGCTTCAGATTATCTTGGTTTAGATTACAAAGAAATTAAACCTAAAATTTGTCGGCCGACAAATCCTAGACCCATTCCAGAAAAATATGTTGCTATTGCCGAATTTTCAACATTTGATTGTAAGGAATGGTTACATACAGGCGGATGGCAAAAGATTGTTAATTATTTAACAGATCAAGGATATAAAGTTGTATCTGTATCTAAAGAACCATCTAAATTGCAAAACATAATTAAATTCAATAACCGAGATCTTTTAGAAACAATCCATAATATTCAACATGCTGATTTTTTTATTGGAATATCTTCTGGTTGTTCTTGGTTAGCTTGGGGTCTTGATGTTCCAACAATTATTATTTCAGGTCCAACTGCTCCTTTTGTAGAAATGAAAGATTGTTATCGAGTTATTAATTTAAATGTATGTAATAGTTGTATGAGCGATAAAGATGCATCTTTTGATCGTGGTAATAGAAGATTATGTCCTCGTAATAAAAATTTAGAATGTTCTACTGCAATTACGCCAGAAATGGTTATTTCAGCATTTGAGCGTGCTGTATCTGATAAAAAATTAAATATTACTCCAGTAAATAAAATTGGAAAAGAAAAAATATTATTTATTACACCTCATATGTCAACTGGTGGATTACCTCAATATCTATATGGTTGTGTAAAAGATTTAAGATATTCTGGTTGTGATGTTGTGGTTGTAGAATGGCAAGATATTGCTCCTATATTTGATGTCCAAAAACGAAAAATAAAGAAGATTTGCCAATTTTATTCATTGGATGGAGATCGCCATAAACAATTACAAAATATTATCCAAGATTTTGAACCTAATATAATTCATATTGAAGAATTTCCTGAATATTTTATGCCAGATGAAACTATTCGTATGATTTATAATTCTCAACGGCAATATAAAATATTAGAAACATCTCATGGAGCATGTGTTGTCCCTCCTCAACAAAAAAGATATTTACCAGATCGTTTTGTATTTGTTAGTCCGTGGCATGTTAAAATGTATGAACATTTAGGAGTACCTATAAGTATTGCTGAATATAAAACGGAACCACATATACGTCCTCCACGTGAAGCTGCTTTAGGTAAATTGGGTTTAGATCCTGGAAGATATCATGTTTTAAATGTTGGCCTTTTTACACCAGGTAAAAATCAAGGAGAACTTTTTGAAATTGCTCGGCAACTTCCAGACATTCAATTTCATTTTGTAGGTAATCAGGCTCCTAATTTTAAAGATTATTGGGAACCATTAATGAAAAATAAACCAGAAAATTGTGTCATTTGGGGAGAACGTCATGATACAGAAAATTTTTATGCGGCATGTGATTTGTTTTATTTTTCTTCTAAATTTGAATTATTTCCCATTGTAATTAAAGAAGCATTATCTTGGAATATGCCAATTATGATGAGAAATTTAGAAACATATTGTGGTTCTTATGTCGCTGGAGAAAATATTACTTTTATTGAAAATAATATTGGTAATATGGTTGAAAAAATTCGTTATATGTTTCCATCTTTAGGTGATTCTTTATTAACCAGTTATTATTCTACTCCAGAACCAAAACCAAATAAATTAGTTGATATTCAACCCATTAATTTACCTTCAGTTGCCGTGGTGATTCCTAATTATAATTATGGGAAAACTCTTGAAAGAGCAATTTTAAGTGCTCAAGCACAAACAATAAAACCAAAAGCTATCATTGTTGTAGATGGTGGATCAACTGATAATTCAAAAGAAATTGTTAATCGTTTAGGTGTAACTTGGGTTGAAAATCCAGATGTAAATCAAGGACCCGCTAAAAATAGAGGTATTGCAGCCGCTCCACCTGAATGTGAATTTATAGTACCACTTGATTCTGATGATTGGATTGAGCCGGATTATATTGCACAATGTTTAGGAAAAATGAAAGATGATGTAGCTGTAGTTACACCTGGATTAGTATTTAATGATGGTACTTTAGCATATGGTGATGCTCCATTTACCGTAGAACGTTTATTAAATAGAAATAGACTATTTAGTTGTTCGATGTTACGGCGATTGGTTGTAGAACAATTAGGTGGTTATTGTGAGGCGGCTTCTTTTAATTGTGTTAATGGAACTTATGAAGATTGGGATTTATGGTTAAGGGTTGTTGAAGCTGGATGGAAAATTGAATCTGTTAATTTACCTTTATTCCATTTTACAAGCCGCGGTCCTTTAGATCGTGATACAAGATATTCTTTAGAACAAGAAGCTACTTGGATTGCACGTATTAAATTACGTCATGAACAAAGAATGAAAGATTTTAATGATAAAATTAATGTTATAGTTTTTTCTAAAGATAGACCAGCACAATTAGATGCTTTATTAGAAAGTATCAAACAAAATTCTAAAGGAATTCAAAATTTATCTGTTATTTGTAAATATTCAAATGAAGAATTTTTTAAAGGTTATTATCTTGTTGCCACATCTCATCCGAAAGCAAATTTTATTAATCAATCAGAAACGAAATCATTAAAACCTTTATTATTACAGGCTTTAGATCCTTCTAAACCATATACGATGATGTTAGTTGATGATGATATTTTTTACCGGCAAATGCCATTTATTCCAGAATTAGAAAATAATTCTACATATTCTGTTAGATTGGGTAAAAATTGTACATATTGTTATGCACAAAATAAGGCACAAAATGAAGGTGAATTAGATTTTAATTATTCATTATCTCTTGATGGGAATATTTATAGAACAGAAGATATACTTCCTAGAATTCAATCTATTGAATTTAATACTCCAAATCAACTTGAAGATAAATTATCACAAACACCACCAATAAAATTGCTTTATGCAAATCATAGTTGTTTAGTTGGAATTCCAAACAATATAGTTCAACATGAATATGAGAATCGTTCAGAAAATGGAGATGTTGAAAAATTAAATAAATTTTTCCTTTCTGGATGGAGGATTAATATTAATGCTATGGATTTTACTTCTGTCCGTGGTGTTCATCAACCCATTTTATATAAATTCCAACCAGCGGAGACAATGGATAAATCTTATATTAAACAATTATTACATTCTTATAAAAATCCAATAGTTGTAGAATTAGGAGCATATAATGGATCAGATACAAAATGGATTTATGATGCTTGTGTTTGCACACCAAAATATTTTGCTGTTGAACCAGATCCTAGGCATATTTTTCAATTAATTTGTAATGTTCCTCAAGCTAGAATTATACAAACTGCTATAGCAGATTATACTGGTGAAATTGATTTTAATCTTTCAAATAGTGATGATGGGATAAATGACCATTCAAGTTCTATTCTTAAACCTAAAGAACATTTGAAAATGCATCCACAAGTAAAATTTGATAAAACAATCAAAGTTCCTTGTATGACTTTAGATGATTTAGTTAAAAAAGAAAATATTGACCATATTAATCTTTTATTTGTAGATATCCAAGGAGCAGAAAAAAATCTAATCGAAGGTGGAAAAGAAATTTTGAAAAAGACAGATTGGATTTTTATCGAATCTTATGAAAATGAAATGTATGAAGGACAAATACTTAGATCTGAATTATTAAAAATGCTTCCTGATTTTGAAAAGGTGGGAGAATTTACCGATTCTAATATATTGCTACAACGGAAACGATAAATAGGAGTATATGCTAGGTAACCCAGTTTTCAATTTTCATACTATCGAAAAAATTACTAATGCATTTGGATATATTTTTGACGATATTTCTATCCAAAGAATAGATCCTAAAACAAAAGCAGTTAAAACCATTAAAGTACCTCTAAATCAAGCAGCTAAAGAAAAATGGGGTATTCGTATGGAACAAGATCCAAATGCCGGAAATGAACCTTTACAAAAGCATGTAGAAATTGTTTTGCCTAGAATGGCATTTGAATTAACACAAGCACCTCATTTTGATGGAAAAAGAAAATTAAGTTCAATTTATTATCGGGTGGCTTCTTCAGGAAATGGACCTTCAGCATTAGTACAATTAAATCCAGTACCAATGTTATTTGATTTTTCATTATATATGCAAGCACGTACTTTAAGCGATTCTTATGCTATTTTAGAACAAATTTTACCATTTTTTAAACCAGATTATGTAGTATCTATTGATGATATTCCAGAAATGTGTATTAAAAGAGATATTATAATAACTTTGATAAATTCTTCTCATAATGATTCTTATGAAGGAAATTTTCAAGATAAACGTATTATTGAATGGCAATTTGATTTCCAAGCACAAGGACATATATATCCTCCAATTCGTCAAAAACCTGTTATTACAGATGCTACTGTAAATTTAACAGATACAGGAGCTAGTGTAATTGTTACAGCAAATCCAGATACTGGGAATTTGGAAGATCCTTATAATATAGATATTACGGAAGAATAAATATTTTTATGGCAAATAGAGGACGGCCACCTAAACAGCCCATTGCAACCAAAATTACACAGGCATTAAATATGGCACAAGATGAAATAGATGATTTAATGCCATTTGAAGAACAAGAGAAAATTGTACCTGCAATATCTTCACCAGAAGTTGTTGTAGAACCAGCACCAAGACTTACAAAAGAAGCTTCAGATGATTATGATTTTGCACGAAGTAATTTACATTCATTATTATTAAAAGGAAATGAAGTTTTAGATGGTATAATGGATGTTGCAAAAGATAATGAACATCCTAGAGCTTTTGAAGTTGCTGGTGTTCTTTTAAAAGTTTTACTTGAAGGAACTAATGAATTAATGACACTTCAAAAAGATATTCGGAAAGTTCAACAAAATACTACGAATATGCCTGAAATACTTTCAGAAAAACCAGGAGATAATACATTCATTTTTGAAGGAACAACAATGGATGCATTGGAATTATTAGAACAGGCTAGAAAGAATAAAGCCGAAAAACTTAAAAGTAAAGAAATAGGAAATTAAATATGAATCCAAATACGGCAGCATTTCCAACAAATATAGCAACAGATACAACTTTACCAATTGCAAATGATGATGCCTTTTCAAATTTATCTATTGCTTTAACAAGTTCTTCTGGTACGGCAGCATTTTCAACACCATCAGCATTTATTAATTTACCTTGTTATATTTCTTTAGATAATGAAATTCTTTTAGCTACAGCAACTTCAGGAACAGGTGGTTTTGTTGTTTCTCGTGGACAACTTGGAACTACACCTGCAACTCATGCACAAAATACAATTGGTTATGGATATCTTTTTAGTCATTTAGCAAATCAATGGTCGGCCGAAATTAAAGCTATTGAAACTTCTTTAGGAATTAATTTATCTAATGTAATAGGTACATCAGGTACAGCCGGTGGTGATTTATCTGGTAATTATCCAAATCCTACAGTCGTAACTGTAGGTGGAGCTTCCGCAGGTGATATTGCAACTGCGGCTTCAGAAGCTCATGTACAAAATACAGATACAGGAACCGATTCAGATACATTTCAAATTGGTATAAATGGCCCATTACTTAATGATGTTGGGGTAGGTTTAGAAGTTAAAGATAAAACAAATTCAACATATCTTGATTTCCGAGTTAAAAATCTTGTTGTATGGGGTAATTTATCTAGTGGTACTTCAGGTGCTTTGGTTGCTGGTGGTGATTTATCTGGTAATTATCCAAACCCAATTTTAGGTTCTGTAGGAACTGCGGGAACTTTTGGAGATAATGGTCATGTGGCTGTAATTACTGTAGATTCAAAGGGTAGAATAATTGCAGCTTCAAGTGCTGAGATTACAGGTTCTGCTCCTGGTGGAAGTGCTGGTGGAGATTTAACAGGTGATTATCCAAATCCAACATTAATATTAGTTGGCTCAGCAGGTACATATGGAGATACAACACATATCCCAGTATTTGTATCTGATAGTAATGGGCGTGTAGTTTCTGTAACAAATACTTTAGTAACATTTGGTACAGCAGGTGGAGATTTAACAGGAAATTATCCAAGTCCTTCAGTAGCTACAGTTGGTGGTCAAACTGCGGTTAATATTGCTTCTGCAACTTCAGCCGGAAATCAAGCAACAAATATTAATACTCCATCTACTTTAGTTCGGAGAGATACTAATGGAGATTTTGCGGCTAGAAATATAACAGCAAGAATTGTGGCTGGTGGAACCTCTGGAACTTATTCACTTGGAGTAGGAGCAGGAACAAGTGGATCAGCAACTATAACTGGTAAAGATGCTGCGGGATTAATTTCTATTACAACAGGATCTTCACCAAATACAGCTTCTCCAATTATTACAGTAATTTTTGGTATTAATTTACCAGCCGCTCCTTCTGCAATCATTTTAGAACCTGGAAATGCTGCGGCGGCCGCTTTAACAACTGCTACTCCATTTGTAACTTCTTTAAGTTCTTCTGGATGGGTATTAGAATCAAATTCTGTGGCTCTGGCTGCATTAACTACCTACAATTGGTATTATGTAGTTATAGGATAATGAGTACATATTTAGGTAATCCATCTCTTAAAGATACGAATGTTCATGTTAAATGGACACCTCAATTATTTGAAAAATTACAAAAGTGTGCCGAAGATCCTGTTTTTTTTATTACAAATTATATTCAAGTTGTTACAATTGATGAAGGTGTTACAGATTTTAAATTATGGGATTTCCAGGCCCAATTAGTTAAAACAGTCCATGAAGAACGGTTTGTAATTACCGTTATGCCTCGGCAATCAGGCAAATCAACTACATTGGTTGCATATTTTTTACATTACGTATTATTTAATAAATATAAAAAAATTGGAATTCTTGCAAATAAGCGAGAAACGGCCATTGAATTATTAGGAAAAATTCAATTAGCATTTGAATTATTACCTATGTGGCTTCAACAAGGTGTTAAAGTTTGGAATAAAACTCGTATTGAATTAGAAAATGGATGTATTATTGCAGCTTATGCCACTACGGGCGCATCTGTACGTGGACAAACTTTTAATGTTATCTTTTTGGATGAGTTTGCTCATATTGATAATAAATTAGCTGATAAATTCTGGACTTCAACTTATCCTGTAATTTCTCAAGGAACAACTTCTAAAATTATTATTGTTTCAACACCTAATGGAGTAAATCTTTTTCATGATTTATGGGTTAAAGCAAACTTTCCTCATGACCATCCTTTGTGGAATCATTTTCATGCTCTTGAAGTTCATTATACTGAAGTTCCAGGACATGAAAATCCAGAATGGGCAGAACAAACAATATCAATTATTGGTCAAGAAAGATTTGACCAAGAATTTGGATGCGAATTTATTGGATCTGGTGCTACTTTAATTTCAGGACGTTTCTTAAAATTAATAGAAACTTTTCCTCCAAAACATTCACAACATTTCTTTGATGTTTGGAAAGACCCTTCATCAACTATAGATGAACCTCATATTTATGTAATTTGTGTAGATACAGCCCGTGGAAAACAATTAGATAATTCAGCATTTACAGTCATTGATGTAACAGATTCTCCATATGAAGTAGTAGCTAAATATTGGTCTAATACAATTCCACCAGTATTATTAGCTGATGAAATTGTTCCTGTAGCTAAAAGATATAATAATGCTTATATTCTTTTAGAAATGGATGGACCAGGATATCAAGTAGCAGATGATTTACATCATATTCATGAGTATGAAAATATTTTAATGGTAGCTACAAAAGGAAGATCTGGCCAAATTTTAGCAACAGGATTTGGAAATGTAGGTAAAAATATTCAACGCGGTGTTAAAATGAGTACACCAGTACGTAGAACTGGATGCGCCAATTTAAAAACTCTTATTGAAAATAAAAAATTAATTTTTTATGATGCAGATATTAAAGATGAATTGATTTCATTTGTTTTAAAAAATGACAAATACCAAGCTGATGAAGGTAAAAAAGATGATTTGGTAATGACACTTGTAGTATTTTCTTGGTTAACAACTCAAAAACATTTTAGAGATTTGGTAGAAGCTAAACTTCGTGAGAGTTTACAAGAAGATTATGCACCAAATTTTGAACACGATTTAACACCTTATGGGTGGGTTGATACTGGAATTGAAGAAGAAGAAGAAATTTTAACTAAAGAATGTGTTTGGAAAAGTGCTCAAAGTGAAATTTGGGATGAATTTTGTAAAAGAGAACAAAGGAAAGCATCTATTGATATGGATAGACTTAAAAGATTACAGGAAGTTGGATGGGCTTAAAGTCTTGGAAATAATAAATATTTAATGAATTAGAATTAAAACATAATTGGCAAAAGATTATAAGAATTAAGGAGATACAAGATGGCATTTAATTTATTAAGTCCAGGTGTTCAATTTAGTGAAATTGATGATGATACAACGGTTGTAGGAACCGCTGAAACTGGTGGTGTTTTGGCTGGTCCTTTTACATGGGGTCCTGCAAATTTAAAAACGCTTGTAGATAGTGAAATTACTTTAAAAAACACTTTTGGTGAACCTGATAACGATACTTCTGCTACATGGTTTACAGCATCAAGTTTCTTACAATATGGAAATAATTTAAGTGTTGTAAGAGTAATTTCCGCAGATGCAAGAAATGCTGCGGTTATTAATGATGGTGTAACATATGTAGAACCTACTGTCCCAGGTGCAGGATATGTTCATGTGCCTACATTACAATTTTCTGGTTCTTCAGGAGCAGCAGCTACAGTAGTTGTTGCTAATGGAGAAATCGTAGATGTAATAGTTACAAGTTCTGGAGAAGGATTAAGTATTGATTCGCCTCCATCGATTACAGTTATTCCAACAGGTGGAGATATTATTACTGAAGAAGCAGTTTTAACTCCAGTTGTTGGTTTAAGAATTCAAAATTCAAACGACTATACAACCAATTTTGCTGCTGGTCAACAAACAGATAGTGGTGAATTTGCTGCCCGATATCCGGGTGATTTAGGAAATGGTATACAATGTTGGATTTGTGATAGTGCAGAACAATTTGCATTATGGCAATATAAAGGCTTATTCTCTAATCCTCCAGGGACTTCTGCATATACTGCGGCCTTAGGTGGATCAAATGATGAACTTCATTTAGTATTTGTTGATACTTTAGGAACAATTACAGGAACCCCTGGTGATGTAATTGAATCTTATGCATTTGTTTCTAAAGCTTCAGATGCTCAAGATTCTCAAGGGAATAGTATCTATTATCCAAATGTTCTTTTCAGTAAATCAAGTTGGGTTTATTGGTTAGATTTTCCGACAACAATTCCATTAAATAATTGGGGATCTAAAGCTAAGAATACGGTTTTTGATACTCTTTATGTAGCTGGAACGGCTGCTACTTCAACATTAGAAGCTGGTGTTACTGGAATTTTATATACAGCTAGAAATGTTGGAAGTGCTGGAAATAATATTACAATTCAATATACAAATCTTGGTACAAATGGAACAAGTGCTAGTGTATCTGTAGTTGGTACAGCTATTAATGTTACATTAGGTAATTCAACTTCAGGAACTGCTGGTATTACTACTGCAAACCAAGTTGTAAGTGCAATTAATAATGTTCCTGCCGCGGCAGCATTAGTTATCCCAATTGTTACAAGTAGTGGAACTGGTGCAGTTTATGCAATAGGTCATACACCATTAACTAGTGGATCAAATGCAATTCAATATGTTACTCTTCTTGAAGGTGGAAATGATGGAAATAATACTGTAACTGATGGAGAATTAATGTTAGGTTATGATTTATTTAATGTGGATGATTTTTCATTTGGTTTAATTTTGACTGCAAATTATGATGCAACTGTAGTTGGATATTTGATTACAGAAATTGCAGAAGAAAGACAAGATTGTGTAGTTTGTTTTTCACCTCCTCAAGATGCAGTTGTTTATAATGCAGGAAATGAAGCAACAGATATTGTTGCTTATGCAAATACTGTACCATATTCATCTTATGCATTTATGGATGGTAATTGGTCACAGAAATATGATAAATATAATGATGTTTATCGGTGGGTTCCAGGAAATGGAGATACAGCCGGATTATGTGTTTATACTGACCAAGTACGTGATCCATGGTTTTCTCCTGCTGGATTAAATCGTGGTAATTTAAAGGGTGTGGTTTCTCTTGCATGGAATCCAAAACAAGCATATCGTGATGTTTTATATCAAGCAAGTATAAATCCCATAGTTTCATTTGCAGGTCAAGGACCGGTTCTTTTTGGTGATAAAACATTTGTTTCTAAACCGGGAGCTTTTGATCGTATTAATGTTCGGCGTTTATTCATTTATATTGAACAAGCAATATCACAAGCGGCAAAATATACATTATTCGAATTGAATGATGATACTACTCGGACACAATTCCGTGGATTAATTGATCCATTTTTACGTGATATTGAAGGTAGACGTGGTTTATATAATTATCTAATTGTTTGTGATGCAACAAATAATACACCACAAATGATTGATGCACACCAATTCGAAGCTGATATTTATTTACAACCAGCTAAATCTATTAATTATATTCAATTAAATTTCATTGCTACTCCTACTGGAGTAGATTTCACTGAGATTGTTGGTCAATTCTAAGAAAGGTTTTAAGGAGATACTATTATGGCAAGAAGTATTACAGGGTTTCGAGCAGCCTTAACCGGATCTGGTACCAGACCCAATCTATTCCAAATCGTTTTACAATTTCCTAGTTTAGTTACTGGAGTGGGGGCTGCAAGTGGATTAGTTACACTTTTAGCCCAAACAAGTTCGTTACCAGCGGATAAATTAGGTGAAATTGAAGTACCATATATGGGTCGTAAAACTTACTATCCTGGTGATCGTGAATTTGATCCTTGGACAGTAACAATTATGAATGATGAAAACTTCTTAATCAGAGATGCATTTGAACTTTGGTTAAGTGCATTAAATGCCCATGTTGCTAACATTCGTAGTAATGCAGCGGCTACTCCTGCGGCTTATTGTGTGGATGCTTATGTTCAACAATATTCAAAGTTAGATGTTCCTACTATTAAACAATATAAAATGAATGGAGCATTTCCAACTGAAGTAGGTGCAATGGAACTTGATTGGGGAACAAACAACACAATTGAAAAGTTCCAATGTACATTTCGGTACCAATGGTGGGATGCTGTATCTGTTAATGGTCCTACAACTGATGGAGATGCTGGTCCTTTGAACGGATAATTAATCCGAATAAATAGATAAAGAGGGGAGATTAATCTCCCCTCAAAATAGGATATCATGGCTAAACATCAACACCATTCTGAAGAAACAAAATTAAAAATGAAAGCCCCTCATAAAAAATATTTAGAAAGTGTGAATCATAATGGCTAAAAATTATTTAATGGAGGCATTTCGGTTATTGGGATTTCAGATAGGAACTCAAAATCCTATCCAAAAATACAAATCATTTGCTATCCCAGCTAATGTAGATGGTGCCTCACAAATTGCCTCTGGTGGAATTTATGGAACTTATGTAGATTTAGAAGGTACAGCTAAAAACGAAGCTGAATTAATTACTCGGTATAGAGACATGGCCATGCAACCAGAGTGTGACCAAGCAATAGAAGATATTATTACTGATGCAGTTGTCCAAGAAGATAATCGTCCTGCATTATCAATTAATTTAGAACAATTAGAACAACCTGAAAGTGTCAAAAAGCAAATACATGATGCTTTTGATGAAATTCTTAAACTTTTGAATTTCAATGAAGATGGTATGGAAATTTTTAGACGGTGGTATGTTGATGGACGTTTATTTTATCATATATTAGTTGATCCAGATACACCACAAGAAGGTATTAAGGAACTAAGATATTTAGATCCTAGAAGAGTTCGTAAAATCCGTGAAATTAAAAAGAAATTAGGTGAAGGTGGAGTTGAAATTGTAGATTCTATTTTAGAATATTACCTTTATAATGAACGTGGAATTGTTAATGTTGAAGCAACAACGGCAATTGGAGTTAAAATTGCTCCTGATGCCATTTGTTATGTTCATTCTGGTTTAATTGATAGTACACGGAATATGGTTGTAAGTTATTTGCATAAAGCAATTAAACCACTCAATCAATTACGTGCAATGGAAGATGCTCATGTTATTTATCGGTTAAGTCGTGCGGCTGAACGTAGAGTATTTTATATTGATGTTGGTAATATGCCAACTAACCGAGCAGAAGCTTATATTAAAGTTATTATGAATGACTTCCGTAATAAATTAGTATATGATTCTGATACAGGAAATGTTAGAGATGACCATAAATTCTTATCGATGCAAGAGGATTTTTTCTTACCAAGACGTGAAGGTGGACGAGGAACTGAAGTAACAACTTTACCTGCTGGAACTAATCTTGGACAAATTGAAGATATTATGTATTTCCAGGAACGGTTATATCAAGCTTTACATGTTCCTAAATCACGTTTAAAATCTGATGGTGGTTTTGGTGTTGGTCGTGAAGCTGAAATTTCAAGAGATGAAGTTAAATTTTCAAGATTTATTGTAAAACTTCGTAAAAGATTCGATCATTTAATTAAAGAACTTTTGAAAATTCAATTAGAATTATGTGGAGTTATTACTAAAGATGAATGGGGAGATTTTAGAGATAATATAACTATTGCTTATCAAAAAGATTCGGTCTTTACTGAAGCTAAAGAACAAGAAATTTGGACAAAAAGACTTCAATTATTAACTATGATTGACCCAGAATCTCCTGTTGATAGATATTTTTCAAGAGAATGGATATTCAAGAATGTATTAATGTTAGATGAAGATCAAATTGAAATTATGAAAGACCAAATTAAAAATGAAAAACCTGAAGTTGATGACGAAAAAGAAAGAATCGCTTCTTTAGAATCTGGTGTATTTGAACAGGAACCTCCACCAGCACCTAAAAAATCAAAATCGGAGAAAAATAAATAATGAAAACAAAAATTTATGGGGCATTTGGGCAATTACATGCCAAAAGAAATTATACACAAGAAGAATTGGATAAAACAATTCATGGGTTAGAAGCTGAAGTTGATATAATGGAAATTATACCCGAAATTTTAAAAGAAGTGAAAATACTAAAGATTAATTGGAATTTAGAATAGGAGAATATATGACACCAAAATCCGTTAAAAATATAGTTCTCTCTTGCGAGAATCAGGCACCGTATTCTCTAATCAGTAATGTAGATGAAATTCTTACTGAAAAAGTAACGAAAGCCTACAATAAGAAAAAGAGAGAATTAAATTCGAAAGTTTTAACAGAAGGAAAGAAATTATTATTGGAACCTGAAAAAGATAAAGATCCATATGAATCTTATGAACCTAAGGTCCGTGAAGCTATTGATTATACTGTGGAAAGTGTATTAGAAAATAATCTCGAATTAGAAAATACTATCCAAATGGCTGCTAAACAATATGGAATTAAAGAAGAATCTTTAAGAGAATATTTTAACACCTTTCTTGGAGAAACAACAAGAACTGAAATTAGGGTAGATAGTACTAAATCAAATGACCAAGATTCACAAAGTGGAAAAGGTTTACGGGATGATGAAGATACTAATAAACGCGTTCGTTATGAATCAGTTTTAGTACTTAAAGATGGACATAGAATGGTTTTAAATGAATCTATAATTAAAAAAATAGATACAGTAATGGAAAATTTAACAGAAGATAATTTAAAATATTTTGTAGACCTTTTAACAGGTGATAAAACACATTTCCTTAAAGCTGTAGACTTTTGCCAAAGAATGGTAAATGACTAAATATTAATTGGAGATCTATATGGTTAAAACAGATATAATTACAGCTATTGAAAATAAAGATTATTTAAGATCTACTGAATTATTAGAACGGTCATTGTATCAAAAGGCTGGAGTTATTTTAGAAGAGAAAAAGAAACAAGTAGTTGCTAAAACTTGGAAAGCAATTGATACTCTTCCAGGTTCAGATGAAAAAGCAAAATTAAATGCATCTCGGCGCAAGGCTTTTAAAGATAAAATGAAGCACCTAAAACATGGTGAAAATAAAGAGCAACACGAGGATGCGAAGGCGGGTAAGTAATGTATCCTTATACTCACGTGGTAAATTTAACGGTTACTACTGCCGGTACTTCCGGATTAGCTAGTGGTGGATCAGCCGGTGCATATAGTGCATTTATGGCTGGTACAAGTGGAGTTATAGTTATTCAAACCATTTATGGGGAAACTGCGGGACTTACTGTTGAACCTGGATTCATTTATCCTATTGAGATCCTGTATCTATTATCTTCCAGTGCCGGTACGATTGTAGGATTAAAATAATATGTCTAAAATCATTTTAAATGGTGTTGAAATGGACATGCTAATTGAGGCATGTGATGAATTTCAATTCATAAAAGAAGATCTTAATGGTAAGACCTACCGTATGATTGAAGGTGTATTTTTACAACAAGAAATAGTTAATAAAAATAAACGTAAATATCCAAAATCGATTATGGAACCAGAAGTAATCCGTTATGTAAATGAAATGGTTCTTAAAAATAGAGCAGTTGGAGAATTAGGACATCCTGATGGTCCTACAGTAAATCCTGAAAGAGTTTCACATAAAATTATTTCACTTATAAAAGATGGTGATAATTATATTGGAAAAGCAAGAATTTCTAATTCACCATTTGGAAAAATTGTTCAAAATTTTTTGGAAGAAGAAATCCTTTTTGGAGTATCTTCAAGAGCAGTTGGAACACTTCGGCGTACAAATGGTATTGATATGGTTCAAGGTGATTTCCATTTAGCAACTGCGGCAGATATTGTTATGGATCCATCTGCACCTGATGCATTTGTTAGAGGTGTAATGGAAAATAAAGAATACATTTTTGCTGATGGATTAATTCAAGAAGCAAATTTAGATAAATGGAAAAAAGCTATTAAATTAGCTTCAGAAAATTCTTTACATGAAGTTAGTTTACAAGTTTATAAAGAATTCTTAACGGAAATAGATGACCGTTTTAAGATATAGATTTTTATAAATATGGATAAGAGATATTTATCCATTAATTTTGATTAATAGTCGAGGAGACATAGAATGAAATCCTTTAACGAAAAATTGGACGCGATCCTCAGCAAAAAAAAGACCGTATTGACAGAATCAGAAGAACGTTATGGTACCAATAGTCCTACACAAGTAAAACCTGAAAAAGGTGAAGATGTAACTAAAGGTGTTATTGATGGTCACGGTAAAATTGATGCTACAGGACCAATTCCTACAGGTGCCGTTGATACATTAAAAACTACTCCAGGTGTTTCACCTACTGAAGGTCCTACAGGACATCTTCCTACAAATGCAGATTTGCCCCGTAAACAATTGGGTGGAGTAGATAAAGATAATAAAGATCCTGGTTCTCGGGAACTTCCTCCTACTCCAAAAGTTTATGGTCTTCATGAGGAAGAAGATGATGAAAAAGAGAAGGAAAAGAAAGATCTTCCTCCATTTTTGAAGAAAAAGAAAGAAAAAGAAGTTAAAGAAGAAAAAGAAGAAGAAAAAGAAACTTCTAATGCCAATAAACGTGCTGGTTATACCGATAAAGCTAAAGGATCTGGAGAAAAAGCTGATCGGTTAAAGGAAGAAAATGATAATGAAGAAGGTGAAAAAACTCACGAAAAAGATCCTGGTATTAAAGAAGAAGAAGACGAAAAAGAAAGTAAAGCAGAAAAAGAAAAAGAAGAAAAGAAAAAGAAATTAAAAGAAGAGAAAAAAGAAGAAGAGGAAGATGAAAAAGCTGATAAGAAAGCTGTAAAAGAAGCAACTTCTGCTCTTTTTGCTGGAGATCCTATTTCTGAAGTATTAAAAGAAAAAACATCTACTATTTTTGAAGCTACTCTTTCTAATAGAATTAAGGAATATCGTAAAACATTAAAAGAACGTAATACGAGAAAACTTAATGAACGTGTTGAAGAAATCCGCCAAGAATTGGCAGAAGTAGTAAATGGTTCTCTTGACTTAGTAGTAGAAAGTTGGGTCAAAGAAAATGAAGTACCTTTGGAAAGTGCAATTAAATCTGAATTAGTAGAATCTTTTATTGGTGAATTAAAACAACTTTTCGAAGAACATTATATTGAATTACCAGAAGAAAAAGTTGATGTTGTTTCTGAAATGGCAAATCGTATAAGTAAATTAGAACAAAAATTAAATGAACAAATCGAAACTAATATTTCTTTACAAAAAGAAGTTAAAAAACATGAACGTTCTGAAATTTTTGATCGGGTAGCAAAAGGTTTGGCAACTACACAAGTGGAAAAATTGAGAACTTTGGCTGAAAGTGTTGAATTCACTACACCGAAGAAATTTGAAACTGCGTTAGCAACTTTAAGAGACAATGTAGTTAGTTCAAAAGAATCACCTAAGCCAAAAACCTTAGCAGAACAGACATTACTGGATAATGCCACTGATACAAAAACTACTACTTTAACAATGGTAGAATCAGTTAAAGCAGCATTACACCAAATGGCTAAAAATTAATGGATTATAAATATTCCATAATAGTGTATTAAAGAATTAAGGAGAATTAATTAACATGAGAGACGATATGACCACTGATAAATTGGTTACAAAGTGGGAAACGATTCTTGATGATCCAAGTTATGGCAAACTTGTTAATCGCCACAAACGGCGTGTAATTGCTACATTAATGGAAAATCAAAGTGAAGATTTTGAAAAACAAAGCCAAACTTTAAAAGAATCCGCACCTACATTAAGTACAGGAGCCGGAATTGCTAATTTCGATCCTATTTTGATTTCATTGGTAAGACGTGCTATGCCTAACTTGATTGCATACGATGTTTGTGGTGTGCAACCTATGGTTGGACCTACCGGTTTAATTTTTGCCATGAAGTCACGTTATACTAGCAAACAAGGAACAGAAGCATTATTCAATGAAGCCCAAACACAATTTTCTGGTCAAGATCCTAATGGACCTTCTGGACAAGATTGGTTAGGACAAACTGGATCGAATAGTTTTCCTGGTGCTTCATCTCAATCTGGAACAGATCCTGTATCAACTGGATTCCCACCAGTATCAAGTGTATCTGGTTATACAATCGGTCGTCCTATGACCACACCACAAGCTGAAGCTTTAGGTGATGGAGTTGGATCTGATTTTAATCAGATGGCTTTCAGTATTGATAAAATTACTGTGGAAGCTAAAACCCGTGCATTAAAAGCTGAATATTCAGTTGAAGTTGCACAAGACTTAAAAGCTATCCATGGTTTAGATGCTGAAACAGAATTGGCTAATATCCTTTCGGCTGAAATCTTAACTGAAATTAACCGTGAAGTTATTAGAACAATTTACTATGTATCTGTAACTGGTGCAGCACAAACAACTGTTCCTGGAACATTCGATCTTGACATTGATGCCAATGGTCGTTGGTCAGTTGAAAAATTTAAGGGTCTTATCTTCCAAGTTGAACGTGAAGCTAATGCTATTGCCAAGGCGACGCGTCGTGGAAGAGGTAATGTTATAATCTGTTCTTCAGACGTTGCTAGTGCGTTAGTAATGGCTGGAAAATTAGATTATACACCTGCATTACAAAGTGATTTAACAGTAGATGATACTGGAAATACTTTCACTGGTGTATTAAATGGACGTTATCGTGTATATATCGATCCTTATTTTGGTAATAGTGGAACAAATGAAGAATTCGTATTAGTAGGTTATAAGGGTGCAAATGCTTATGATGCAGGTCTTTTCTATTGTCCATATGTACCTCTACAATTGTTTAGAGCACAAGATCCTCATACCTTCCAACCGAAGATTGCCTTTAAGACTCGGTATGCTTTGGCGCCAAATCCATTCTGGTCAGACGCGAATGCTACCCTCCAGGGTAATTCAAGTGCATATTACCGTATGATTAAAGTGGTCAATCTTCTATAATCAATTGCCACTGGTTTTAAAATTCCGGGGAATTAGGGACCTTAAAATCCTTAATTCCCCATTTTTTTGTCTTGACAAATCCTTTAAAATATGATATAATAAATAATAGTGTTATGATAACTAAAACAGATCAATCTCAATTATATGGTGCATTAAATCGACAACCAAAAAATGTCAATCCATTATATCCCAATAAATTTATTTTTTTCTTAACTAAATTACCAGAATTATCTTTATCTAGTAATAGTTGTAATATTCCATCAATGAATGGAAGTAATTGGAAACAAGTAACAAGTGTAAATCCTATTCCAAGAAGTGGATTAAATATTGAATTTGAAGAATTAGAAGTAACATTTATTGTTGATGCAGATATGAATAATTGGAGCGAATTAGCAAATTGGATGTTATTGATGTATATGGTAAAAACCAGTGCTGATTATGAAACTGTGAAATTAGAACAATTACAACCACATGAAGAAGGTGGTTTAACTTCAGATGCTCAATTGATACTTTTAACTAACCAATCAGTTCCTAATATTGTTTTTTATTTTCGTGATGCTTTTCCAATTTATTTAAGTGGATTTCATTTAACAAATGATGTAAATGAACCTATAGCTATTGAAGCTACTGTAAGATTTGCTTATAGTTATTATGATTTTGAAAGTGTAACTCCAACTCAACCTGATACAACAGACGATTCTACAACATAAAATGACTTTATCTGAATTACAAGCGGAAATTTTACAAGATCTCCGAATTGAACATGACGAATTAAATTATGAGGCGGTCCGTACTCCTAAAATACATCATAAATATAATAAAATGCTTATGTTAGAACGTTTAGCATTAAAAAAACTTGAAAGAGATTGGGATAAATTATATTTAGAACGATGGGAATATTTTAGGAAAAAAGCTCCAGATGAAGTCTATATCAAAAAACCTTTATTAAAAAGAATTGCTGATACCGATGTTAAATTATATCTTGCAGCGGATGAAGATCTTCAAAAATTAAGAACCCAAATAGAATCTAAAGAAGAATTAATTGACCTTTTAAAACGCACAATGGATCAAATTGGTCAAAGAACTTGGCTTATGAAAAATGTTACAGATTATTTAAAGTATTTAGGAAATGAAAAATGAGTTATTCATTAAAATATAATAAAAAACTTTCCAATTCTCCCTGTCTTCCTCTAATGATGGAAGGATGGAATGAATTAATTAAAATTAAATATGTAGATCCTTTAATAATTTTAAATGAAGATACAATTGGAGATCATGAAGTCATTTGGATGGAATATAAAAATAAACCAGTAGCTTTAATAACATTTACGTGCCACCCAGATGAAAAATATGCTTGGATTCGAATGACTTTTGTCGAAAAATCGCACCGACACCAATATTTATATGAAAAGATGTATGCTAAATTGAAAAAAATAATAATTAAACAAGGTCTTCCAAGAATTTCTGGTGGTATATATTCACAAAATAAACCTATGCAAGAGGCCGCGAAAAAGGTAGGTCGCATAATTGAATATTCAGTTTGGACGGAGTTTTTAAAATGAAACTTACGGAAGAAAATGCACAAAAATTTTGTAATATGGATTCAGAAACGCTTCATGCATTCACCATCTCCGAATCACATTCGCGGCCACAATGACAAGTGGTTTCTTAAATGACATTAAATGATAATACACTCTATATCCGAAAGAAAGACGAAATTTTCCTAGAAGTTTTAGCTTCAGATAGTATAGTAAATTCTTTATCCGATTTCTTTTGTTTCTTTGTTCCTGGTTACAAGTTTATGAAGAAATATAAAATGAAACTTTGGGACGGACAAATACGACTCTATAATAAGCATACAGGAGAAATTTATCTTGGTCTTTTACAACATATTAAAGAATATGCTAGGTTACATGAATATGTAATAGAATATGAAAATGGACAAGATTTAGATGTAGAAGAAGAATTTTCTGTTAAAGAAGCTTTAGCATTTGCAAAATCTTTAAATATCCATGTAAAACGAGAAGATAAAAATGAAAAAGATATTTTTATTCCTATTGAACCACACGATTTTCAATTAGATGCTTTTCGTCATTCTGTCCAATCTTCAAGATCTATTTTATTATGCCCTACAGCATCAGGTAAATCTTTAATCATTTATCTTTTAATTCGATATTATCAACAATTTATAAAAGGAAAAATTCTTATTATAGTACCTACTGTAAATTTGGTTTCTCAAATGTTTACAGATTTTGGGGAATATTCTTATGCTGATAAATGGGATGTTAGAGATGAAACTCATATGATTTATCAAGGAAAAGAAAAAGGAACCAAAAAACAAATTGTTATATCAACTTGGGAATCCATTTATAAATTACCTGAAGAATATTTTGAACAATTTGAAGTGATAATTGGTGATGAAGCTCATTTATTTAAAGCTGCTTCTCTTATAAAAATTATGAACAAATCCATGAATGCGAAATATCGTTTTGGTACAACTGGAACATTAGATGGAACTAAAACACATAAATTAGTTTTAGAAGGTTTGTTTGGACGAGTATATAAAGTTACTACAACTAAACTTTTAATAGAGAGAGAAATTCTATCCAATATATTAGTTAATTGTTTAATGCTTTACTATCCAGAAGAAATTTGTGAAAAAATGAAAGGTGCCAAATATCAACAAGAAATTACATTTTTGGTTGAAAATGAGGCGCGGAATAAATTTATCCGAAATCTTGCAATATCATTAAAAGGAAATACTCTTGTCCTTTTTAATTTAGTTGATCGTCATGGGAAAATTCTTTATGAATCTATTAAAAATAATGTTATTGATGGAAGAAAAGTATTTTTTATTTCTGGTAAAGTAGATGCGGAAATTAGAGAAAAATTTAGACAAATTACTGAAAAAGAAAGAGATGCTATTATCGTAGCTTCTTATGGTACATTTTCTTTAGGTGTGAATATTAGGAATTTACATAATTTGATTATTGCTTCACCTATTAAAAGTTGTATTCGTTTACTTCAATCTATTGGAAGAGGTTTAAGAAAAGCATCTTCCAAAGATATATTAAATTTTTATGATATTTCTGATATTCTCCAATATAAAAGTCATAAAAACCATACCATGAAACATTTTGTAATTAGGATGAATATCTATAATAATGAAAAATTTGATTATAAGTTATATAAAGTTAGATTGAAAAGACCCACCCATGGATTGCAATCCAAATAGTTATGATAATTGCGGATCCAATAATAAAAGTTAAGAATGCTGCTACAATAATATATACCAATCTAAATGCTAAAATTGCTACCATTATGATAAATTTTCCTATAGCTAATAATGCTAAGATAGCCAATATCATTATAAATAATGTTGTCATAATATCCACTCTTTTGGCCTTAATGGTCCTCTTCTCCACATAATATCATCATGTCTATTAATGGCCACTAATACCATGGCCCCTCTTTTTAAACGACATGTATATTATAGCAAGTTTTTTTGTGGAAGTCAAGTGTTTTTTGAAAATAATTTGGATCTTGTTGGTATTAAAAGAAATATAGACCAAAGGCTTGACAATTATAGTAAAATTTGCTATAATGAAAGAACGTTAATGAAATAGAAAAAAATCTTCAGGAATAGGTTACTTAATTTGAAAAAACCCATCAAGGTTTGGCCAAAGGTTGTTTGGCCAGTAGACAATAAAACTTTCTTAAAAGCTTTCCAAGAATATCTCCCTAAGGTAAAACCTTTACGGAAAAAATATAAACAGAAATGTAAGGTCCTTTTAAAAAAAGGAATACCTAAGAGTAAATTACCTAAATTTGAAAGACCTCAAACTCCTGAATATAATTATATTGGAGAATGTTTAGTGCTTATAGCACAACATCTCACACGTAAGGGATTTTTTAGTACTACGCCATATAGAGAAGAAATGATTGGAGATGCATTAGAAAATGCGGTCCTTTGTTTAGAAAATTTTAATCCTAGAAAATATAAAAATCCTTTTTCATATTTTACTCAAATTATGACGTATGCTTTTTATCGAAGAATTTCTAAAGAGGAAAAGCATAAGTATATTAAACAAATGAGTATTCGTAGTATGGTAGATTTTTTTGCTACTCAAAAAGGTGATAATGGGGAATATGCTAATACTTTTATCAAATTTATGCGAGAATTGCAAAATGATACCATTGAAAAATTTGAAGCAAATAAAAATAAGAAAAAGAAACCTATTAAAAAACAACCCAAAAAAATTATTGGTATAGAGAAATTTATGGTATGCAGATAACAGATTTACTTAAAAACAGATTTGTATTTGATGTTGGTTGTAATGTTGGGAGAAAAGCAGAACAATATATGGCCGCGGGGGCTCAAGTTATAGGATTTGAACCGCAAGAAGATTTAGCAAAATTTACTGAAAAGCGATTAGGAATTACAGTTGAAAATGTAGCTTTATCTAATTCAGTAGGTACAGCGCCTATTTGGAGAGCAACTGAAAACCAAATTACTTCAATGTCACAAGAATTCATAGGACATACTGGCCATAGATTTCAAGGACACTCTTGGAATAAAGAACCAGAATATGTTAAAACCGATACATTAGATAATATGATTGCCAAATATGGTAAACCGTTTTATATCAAGATTGATGTAGAAGGATATGAATTATCGGTTTTACAAGGGCTTACCAAACAGATTGATATCATTTCTATAGAATTTATGGCAGAATTGATGAAAAATACATTTGCTTGTTTGGATTATGTAGGATATAAAGACAGAGAATATAATGTTGTAATTGGAGAAGGACCAAATTTTCATTTTAAAGATTGGGTAGATTATGGTAAAATTAGTTGGATGTTAAATACTTTTAATTGTAAAAATTTTGATTGGGGAGATGTATATATCAAGAAAAATGAAAAATCCCATTAAAGTAATTATTGCCGATCAACATTTTGGTGCTCGTTCTGATAGCCCCATTTTCTTAGATTATTTCCAAAAATTTTATGATGACATTTTTTTCCCATTTATTGATAAAAATAAAATTACTGAAATAATTGATTTGGGAGATACATTTGATCGTAGAAAATTTGTTAATTTTTTATCTTTTCAAAGATCTAGGGAAATGTATTTTGATCGATTATTGGAACGAAAGATTAAACTTTATAGTATGTTAGGAAATCATACTACTTATTTTAAAAATACATCTAAAGTAAATGCTGTTAAAGAATTGTGTGGAATGTATCCTAATATTGAAATTTTTGATACAGCTACAGAAGTGACATTTGATAAAACAAAAATATTATTTGTCCCATGGATTAATGAAGAAAATTATGAACATTCAATGAAAATGATTAAAACTACAACTGCTAAAATCCTTATGGGACATTTAGAAATTAAAGGATTTTTGGTAAATCGTAGTTTAAGATTGGCAGAAGGATTGGAAGCCAAAATTTTTAAAAAATTTAAAGGTGTTTGGTCCGGTCATTTACATCATAAATCTCAAGAAGGAAATATATCATATTTGGGGTCACCTTATGAAATTAAATTTGATGATATGAATGATCCACGAGGATTTCATACATGGAAATCAGGTACTATGAAATTAGAATTCCATGAAAATCCTTATAGAATGTTTTATAAGATATATTATGATGATAAAGAAAAAACTTTAGATTTTTTATTGAAAAAGATTAATGATAAGTACCAAGGTGCTTATATAAAAGTGATAGTTCAAAATAGGATAAATCCACTCTTTTTTGATAAATTTATTGAAAAGTTATTTAATATGAATCCAGCAGATGTAAAAATTGATGATGATTTACAATTATCTGAGGAAGATGCAAATATGAAAGTAGATTTGACTGAAGATACTTTAACAATTTTGAATAAATATGTTGATAATTTGGAAATAGATTCAAATAAAGACAAAATTAAAGAAGAAATTAAAATCCTTTATACTGAAGCTCAGGGAATGGATAGATAATGACAGTTCCAACTTTTACAGCAACAATTTATGTAGGTCTTCGTAGAGGATATACTAATGAAGTAATGCCATTTGAATCAGTTGAGAAATTTATCCAAGAATGGGTGGATAGAATCAGTATTTGTGTTACTGTTACGAGGACTCAATTTGTATATAAGAAAGGTAATGAACCTGGGTTGATTGTTGGGTTCATTAATTATCCAAGATTCCCTTCAGAGGAACAAGATATTAGAATGAAGGCACTTATGTTGGCGGGTGAATTGTTGCATTTTTGTAAACAGATGCGCATGAGTGTAGTTTTCCCAGATAAGACCATCATGTTATCTAATACTGAAGAAATTGAAAAATATTCTTAAATTATAGGATCAAATATGAAGATATGTTCTATTTGTAATAAAAAAAGACGATCTGATAAATTTAGGAAATGGTCTCGTATAACTATAGAGGAATATAATATTTTATTAAAAAAACAAAAAGGAAAATGTGCTATATGTAAAATTGATAAGGATCCAATAGGAAGAAAATTTGCTGTAGATCACCAACATAAATCTGGAAAAATTAGGGGATTATTATGTAGTAATTGTAATAGGGGAATAGGGTTATTACAAGATGATCCAAAAATAATTTTACAAGCTTTTAAATATGTGGAGAAAAATTATGGTAAATTTTAAAAAAGTAAGATGGAAAAACCTATTAAATACAGGAGATAATTTTACTGAAATAAATTTACGTGGAGCTCCTACGACATTAATTTATGGTGTTAATGGAACAGGGAAATCAACTGTATTAGATGCTTTAATTTTTGGTTTATTTGGAGTAGCTTTTCGAAATGTTAATATTCCAGATTTAATTAATGATACAAATGAAGAGGAAATGATTGTTGAAATTGAATTTTCAATTGGTCGAACTAATTATAAAATTCGTAGAGGTTTAAAACCAAGAATATTTGAAATTTATATTAATCAAGTAATGGTAGATCAAGAATCTAAATCTCGGGATTATCAAAAATATTTAGAACAATCTATTCTTAAATTAAATCGTAAAAGTTTTACGCAAGTGGTTGTATTGGGATCGGCTTCATTTGTACCATTTATGCAATTATCAGTTGCCGATCGGCGTTATTTAATTGAAGATTTATTAGATATTCAAATTTTTTCAGCTATGAATATTGTTCTTAAACAACGCATAGCAGAAATGAAAGAAGAATATATCCTTTTATGTAATTCGATTGAATTACAAAATGAAAAGATAACATTGGTAAAAAGTTATCTCAAAAAATTACAATCAGATAATATTAATGCGATTACTGAAAAAAAGAATTTGATATCTGAAAATTTAAAACAAAGAAAAGAAGTTGACGAAAAAATCCAATATATTCAACAAGCTATAACTGAATTGATTATGACAACTTCTGAACAAATAAATCTTCAGGAACGTATAAGAAAATTGGAAATAACTGAAGATAAACTTAGAACTAATAAAAATAAAACTGAAAAAGAACAAGAATTTTATAAAAAGACTGATAAATGCCCAACATGTAAGCAAACTATTGATGATATTTTTCGAAATAGTATGTTGAATGAAAAAGGTGATTTAATTAAAGAAATTGAATCTGCTTTAATTAAATTGGAGGGAGAATTATCAGAATCTGAATCTAGGTTAAATGGAATTAAAAAGATCCTTTTAGAAATTGAAGAAAATTCTAAAGAGGTAAATAAGTTACAAAGTTCAATTCGTGCAATTGATAACTTTATTGAAAAGGTACAAGAAGATATTAATGAATTACAGGAAAAAAGTGGAGATACTAAAGAACAAGAAGATAAATTGAAAGATTTATACAAAGAATTATCCAAATTGATGGAACAAAGAGATGAATTAACATCCAAAAAACATTATTTGGATATAATTTCTGTAATGTTGAAAGATACTGGTATTAAAACTAAAATTATTAGGCAATATCTTCCAATTATTAATAAATATGTCAATCGATATTTGGCAGCTATGGACTTCTTTGCTAATTTTACAATTGATGAGAATTTTAAAGAATTGATTCATATTCGTGGAAATAAAGAAAGAACATATTATCAATTATCAGAAGGACAAAAACTTCGTATTGATTTGGCAATTTTATTTACATGGCGAGAAATTGCTAGATTAAAAAATTCCGCAAATACGAATTTATTGATAATGGATGAAATTTTTGAAAAGAGTTTGGATGCATCAGGTGTGGATGATCTTTTAAAGATTATTCAGTTATTAAGTAAGGATGTAAATATTTTTGTTATTAGTCCTCAAGGTGATTTATTGATTGATAAGTTTAATAATACATTGAAATTTATTGAAGAAAAGGGATTTAGCATTTTGGAGTAATTATGATGGAAAAACATTATTGGGATAGAAATGATTATATTCTTGAAGATCAATCTATCAATGTAACATTTAAAGAATTGTTACTAATGGATAATGAAGAATTCGAAACGTGGGTTGATAAGATGCGCGCCCGTGTGCTTGAGGTATGGGATGAATATGGAGTTCCACCATTAGCTGGATCCAATGAATTTGAAATGGAAGAAGAATTCCGTAAGATGAGTGGAACTCCTGGAATCACTCTTTCACGATATAAACCTAAATCAGGATCTACAAAACCTTATGTTGATGAATTAGATGGAAAAGAAAATGTGATTATTAATGATGGATGTATGGGATCATGTGTGAATCAATTTTTTCCAACCATGATGCGTGCTAAAATAAATTATCAAACTAAAGTGACTGAAAAGGGATTTAATGGGTATGCAGTTTATGATTTATTCAAAGATAATAGATTCCGAAATAGGATGCAAAAAGGATGCCGTAGACATTTTCGTAAAGATTCATTTTACAAATATTCCATTTCAATTTTAGCTAATAGTGATATGGGTTTAGTTCCAGCGGCTACTGGTAAAGAATGGGTTCAATTATTCAAAAGAGATTTTGTAAAATTTGGTGAATATGGATTTTGGTTGAGTCGTGTTGAACCTTCCAAAGAAGGTGAAACAGGTAGTGGTTATACTCAAGTTGATGCTTCAAAATTTTTATGGCTTTCTAAAGCTGATATTATTGAATTATTTACATTAGGAATTATAGGTCCAGAACACCTAACTAATTTATTAGGAGAACTTCCTCCAGCTTTCATTAAACCTTTTGGTTCAAATAAAAAGATAAAAATATATCTAGATCCATATTTTCAAGCAATGGAACAGGATTTAAAAGAAGAAGAACAATACCATATCCGTTTCTTTAAGAATTCAACTCGAATTTTTCCACTTGGATTTACAGCATTTAAAATTGGTTATATTCAAGTAGCAGTAAATTTTCCACCAATGGTTGCCAAATATCTTTATGAAAAATATACAGACCATATTAAAGATCAACCAGTAATTAACATTTATGACCCATCTGCGGGTTGGGGTGGCCGAATTGCGGGTGCAATGACTGTATTAGATGATAGACATATTCATTATATTGGAACAGATCCAAATACAGATAATTTTATTGATGAACTTGGAAAAACTCGTTACGAGTATTTGGCAGGATTTATTAATAATTCATTGAAACATTGGGGTTATGAACCACATACATTTGAAGTATTTCAATTAGGGTCTGAAGTAATTGGAAAAGATAAGAAATTCAAAAAATATAAAGGAAAATTAGACCTTGTTTTTACATCACCTCCATATTTTTCAAAGGAACAATATAGTGAAGATGAAACACAATCATGTATTAAATTCCCTCAATATGATGCATGGCGAGAAGGATTTTTACGTCCAACTTTAGAAACTGCGGTTTCTTATCTTAAGAAAAATCGATATTTACTTTGGAATGTAGCAGATGTTTTTTATGGAAAAGAATGTATGCCAATTGAACAAGACAGTTCTGAGATTTTGAAATCACTTGGAATGAAATTTGTTGGTGTTGAAAAAATGGTATTAATGAATATGCCGGGTGCGAATCGCATTGGAGAAGATGGAACCCCTCTTTGTAAGAATTATATCAAAGTATTAGGACGATTCCGGAAATATGAGCCGGTTTATGTGTGGAAGAAAGAATAATGTGGAAATTAAAGTTAACCTAGATGAATTTAATAAACTATTAGATAGTATAATTGATTTAATTGAAAATTATGGGAAACATGAAGATCCAAATTCAATTTGTGTAATTCACTTGGACGAAATGCGAAGACGGCAACAAATTGTTATTGATGCGGTCAAGACATTCCGTCCAAGTTATATCCAGAAAACTAGCTTTTCTGGTGTTTCCTCTGAATAGCATCAATGAGGACAAAAACTGTAAATACAGTTAAAACGAGTATGACTGTCATACTATTATAGTTGCACGTTTAATGCAAATCTCAAGTTATTGATTCTAAAGATAAGGAAATTTTCGTATGTTGAGAAACTACGCAAATTTGGGAAAGGATAGTAGAGAAATACAACACTCATAAGGAAGAAACATGTTATATGCAAATAGTTTTGATGATGTTTTATTAGTTCCACAAAGAACATTTGGAGGTAGTCGTGATCAAGTTTCATTGGCTACTTCGGTTGCTGGTATTCCATTAAAATTTCCCATTTTATCTGCTAATATGTCTTCGATTACAGAAACCGATATGGCAATAGAAATGTATAAATTTGGTGGAGTTGGAGTATTACATAGAATGTGTTCTCCTAAAGAACAATTATATTTACTTCCAAAATATGAAAAACCACCTGTATTTGTTTCGGTTGAAGGGAAATATAAAGAAGCATTAGAAAGAATTAGATTGTGTGAAAAGTATCATCCCTATGGATATTGTATTGATGTGGCTCATGCTGATTCTCCTGAAGTTGAAAATACAATTTTAGAAATTTATAGTAAAATTATTCCAACACCTAGATTGATTATAGGTAATTATGCAACTCCTAAAGGTATTGATAATCTTTTAAAAAGGTTGGGAGGTAATTTTCCATTATATGATTTATCATTTAAAGTGGGGATTGGAAGTGGTAGTCAATGTACTACAAGAATTGTTACAGGATCTGGTCTTCCTACTTTAGAAAGTATTTTTAGAATTCGGAAATTTTTTCCTAAAATTAATTTAATTGCTGATGGAGGAATAAAGAATTCTGGTGATATTGTAAAAGCATTAGCCGCTGGAGCCAATTCAGTTATGTTAGGCCATTTGATTGCTGGGACAAAAGAAACTCCAGGTAATGTGATTAAAGATGATGGAAAATTATTCAAAATATATCGCGGTTCAGCATCGTTTGGACAAAAATTTGAAGTTCAAAAACAAGGATATATTGAAGGTGAAGAAACATTAGTTCCATATAAAGGACATGTATCTACAATTCTTACTCAATTAATGGAAGGTGTTCGTTCTGGTTTTTCATATAATGGTGCACGTAATATTGTAGAATTATGGAAGAATGCTGAATTTGTTCAAATTAGTGCCGCGGGTTATCATGAAAGTACTGCTCATGGCGCTTGACAAATTACATAAATCATGTTATAATTAAATTTATGAATGAATATAGTAGAATTTGTCCAAAATGTAAGAAGAAGTTGGTATATTCATCTAAAACATGACTACAGCGGGAGGTAGGGCCGAATGACAAAGTACGTTGCCGGTTTTCTTTTCAGTTCTGACGGCTCCAAGGTAGCCTTGATCCACAAGAACCACGGGCCTGCTTCGGTGGTAGGGCACTGGAATGCCATCGGCGGTAAGCGCACATCCGGAGAGCCTGGGTTGCCAGATGAAAGCGCCAGCGCGGCCATGTGGCGCGAGTTCAATGAAGAGGCTGGAGTTGCCGTGGGTTGGACGCTATTTCTCAGACTTTTTGGGAAGGATTGGTCTGTTGAGTTCTTTCATGCCTTTGACACAACAAAACTGGAGGCTTGCCGCACGCTGGAGTCCGAAGAGGTGCGCATATTCCCAGTTTCGGACCTCCCCAACGTGGTTCCAAACCTTCGATGGATCATCCCGATGGCGAGAGGCCACCAAGACGATCACGTTTGGCTGTACGAGGTGGAAGAGAAAGAGACTTTTGCGCCATGCGGGAATGATCCAAAATAAAATTTTGAAGTCTTTGGAGATTAAATGATAAACATTCAATCCAAAAAGATGTTGGCAAAATTATTAGCTAAAGAAGATTTAACAGTAGTACATGCGGGTATTTGTACTGCGTCCTTCGATCCAAAAAGAAGAATATTAACTCTTCCAATTTGGAAAGATATATCAAATGATATATATGATCTTTTTATCCTTCATGAAGTATCACATGCATTATTTTCTACACAAGGAGGAAATATATTTACTGAAGCATGTATGTATGTTAATCCTATTCATCCTCGGGCTGCAAAAAGACTTATCAATATTGTAGAAGATTGCCGTATTGAAAAACTTATAAAGATCAAATATCCTGGTGGCCGAAAAGCATTTTTAAATGGATATAAAGAATTAGTAGATAGAGATTTTTTTGCTACGAAATCTCGTAATATAAATGAATTCAATATTATAGACCGTATTAATGTTTATTTTAAAACGAGAGATTCTTCAATTATTTTTTCTCCAATTGAACATGAATTTGTTGATCGTATTGAAAAAGCATTAATATTTAATGATGTTATAGATATTTGTTTTGACTTATATAAGTATGCTAAAGAGGAACAAAAGAAAAAAAGAGAATCACAAAAGGAAGAAAATCAAGAAGAGAAACAAAAAGAACAGAATGTATCTCAAAAAGAAGATTCTGATGTAATTGATCCCGATTCAGATATTGATGAATCTGATAATGAGGAAGATACTGTAGAACCAGAAAAGGAAGAAAATGAAATTAAAAAAGATACTTCCAAAGAAACCAAAGAAACCAATGAAGACAAAAAATCCAAAGAAACCACTAAAACCGAAAAGGACAATGAATCGGAATTAGATATTCCTATAGAATCGGAAACTGATAAAACTTGGGAAAAATCTCAAGAAAATTTAATTGATTCTATGGCTAAAAATGTTAAATATTTAGGTATACCTATTCCAAAATTAGATCAAATTATTATTCCTTATTGGGTAGTTCATTCTGAAATTAGATTATTTTATGATCAAAAACCAAATATGGTTTCTCTTCATACTAATGAATTTGAAAAATTTAAAGAAGAAAATAAACCAGTGGTTGCATGGTTACAAAAAGAATTTGAAATACATAAAGCGGCCGATGCATACCGTAGAACCCAAATTTCAAATATGGGAATTATCGATCTTCATAAATTAAATAGGTATAAATTTGAAGATGATATTATGTTGAAAGTGGCCACTATACCAGAAGGTAAGAATCATATTTTACAAATTTTTGTTGATTGGAGTGGTTCCATGGAACCACATATGTTGGGAGCTATTCATCAATTATTGAATTTGGTTTTATTTGCTAAAAAAGAACAAATTCCATTTGATGTTTATACTTTTGGATCATATGCAACACATAGTAAGCAAAATATTTTTTCTTTGGGAATAGAAGCAAACGCGGATGAATTTATACATCATAAAGATGATTTTGCTTTTTTTGCAGGATTTAAGTTACGTCAAATTTTATCAAGTAATATGTCCGCCACAGATTTTAATGATGCTTGTATTAATTTATTAATGATGGCTTCTAGTAATCAACTTTCTTTACCACCCACAGATTTAATGGGAGGTACTCCTTTAAATGAAACCATTGTAACTGCGATAGAGATGGTTAAACCATTTTGTAAGAAATATCAAAAAGTAAATACAATTTTTATTACAGATGGTGAAGCAACAACAGATCATTATTATGTAGGTAATGAAGAAGGACATGTATTACCTATTGATTGTAATAAAAATGATATATTTTTGAAAGATCCAATAACTCATATAGATTATCCAATTTCGGTATCATCTATGGAAAATACTTCACAATTTTTACAAATTTTCCGTAATCGTACAGGAGTTAATGCTATTGGATTTTTTATTTCGGGAGATTCTGAAGAATTAAAAAATCATGCGTTTGAAATTTTATGTCCTAAAAGATGGATAGATGAAGATAGCCAAAATAAATTAAGAGGTGAATTTAATAAAAATGGTTTTATTTTGGCTGATGATATGGGATATAATGAATTTTATATTATTCCTGGAGGAAAAGAATTGAAAATTCATTTACCATCAAGTCCGTTTGCGCCAGCAATGCCAATGAGTAATCGTCAAATGGTAACAGCAATGACTGATCATGGATTGAAACAGAGGAAACAACGCGTAGTTCTCACTCGGTTTATACGGATGATTTCTTAATTTTATAATGTCCGCGTTTTTTAACAAGATTCATTAAATAGGGTACTTGACAATTCATTGAAAATATAGTATAATTAAAGATAGGGGTTAGAAATGTCCAAGAAAAAAGTGGATAATAATTCACCAAAAAGTTTAACAACAAGCCAAAGATTATTTTTAGATCAACTAATTGCAAAATTTGGAAAGAATGCAAATCTTGTAAAACGTTCTGATTTATTAAAAGCTACAAAAGAGATTAATGGTTTAAAATTTGCACCATCATGGATTAGTAAGAATTTAAAGGTTCGTATTCCAGATAAACGGGCCCGATATGATTTGACTGTTCTTTTAAAATTGCCAGTTGTGGCATTTAAAGATGTAGTAATTAAAACGAAACCATTGAAAGTTCCAAAGGAGCCAGTTGAACCTGAAGTATGGTAAGATGAAAATGATGTAAAAGCGAAACCTTTTGGAATAGAATAAAAAATTGGATAATATACATTATGAAGAAGAAAATTGAAAATTCAAATAATTTTATTCCTGAAAAAGACCCAACCTTTGTTCCTTTTGGTTGTTATAATGATGTAAAAACTATTATTGATAGTGGTATTTTTCTACCATTTTATATTACAGGTCCCACAAGATCTGGGAAGACATTAATTCCTTTACAGATTTGTGCAGAAAATAAGAAAAATTTGTATCGAGTAAATATTACGATTGAAACGGATGAAAGTGATTTATTAGGAAGTTATAAGTTAATTAATGGAGATACAATTTGGGAAGATGGACCAGCAGTTAAAGCAGCCGAAGATCCTAGTGGTGCACTTCTTTTATTAGATGAAATTGATTTAGGTTCTTCCAAATTTTTATGTATGCAACCTCTTTTAGAAGGTAGTGGAATTTATATTAAAAAAATTAATCGTTGGGTGCATCCTTGTAAGGGTTTCAATATTGTAGCTACAGCTAATACAAAAGGTCGAGGTAGTGAAGATGGTAAATATATTGGAACAAATGTAATGAATGAAGCATTATTGGAAAGATTTCCTTTAATGTATGAACAAGGATATCCAAATTCAAAAATAACTGCCAAAATTCTTAAAAAGAATTTATCAATATATGGTATTGAATCTCCTGATTTTATTGATTGTTTGTGTCAATGGGCAGAAAATATACGGCAAACATATAATCAAGGTGGTGTAGATGAAACAATTAGTACTGGTCGTTTAGTATATATTGTGAAAGCTTATGCCATTTTTAAACGTAATAGAATTAAGGCTATTCGAGATAGTATTGCTAGATTTGATTTAAATACTCAAACTAGTTTCCTTGATGTTTATACCAAAATAGATCCAAATGCACAAGATGGACCTGATGATATAGGAAATGAAGATAATTCACACCCTATTGCTCCGCCAATTAAGAAAACTTGGTAATTGACAACCAAATAGAAATATGTTATAATGAATAATGATAAAAAGAAAATTTAGTATTTTGGGATATATTTAAAATGAATGAAGAATTATGGAAAAAAGAACCGCCTCCAATAGTAAATAATAAACCTGCTATTTGGGATCTTGTATTAAGTGATTTATCAAGACAAAAATTTCCTCCAGGATCAATACAAGAAAAAACACAATTAAAATTGATGGATGATATTAAATTAAGGGACCGTACAGGATATCATAAGTATGGTACAAGACTTCAACCATTCAATGGGCGTGATGCATTAAAAGATGCTTATGAAGAACATTTGGATAGTTTAGTATATATGCGCCAAGCTTTATTTGAAGCAATGGATACCGTAATAGTTACTAAAGATTCTGAAGCATATAAATTAGTTTTAATGCAACATTATAAATCGGTATTGGAAAATACATTAAGATTGAAATTTATAATTGAAATGAAAAAGGAATTAGCTAATGTCTCTATTATTAACACCAATAACAACTGATATTTTAAAGAATTTTGCAACTATTAATCAAACATTATTGTTTCCAAAAGGAAATAATTTGGTAACACGTTCTGTAAAGAAACATACTTTTGCAGAAGTAGAAATAACAGAAAAATTTCCTAAAAGATTTACAATTTATGATTTAACTCAATTTTTATCAGTAACAACACAATTTGAAAAACCAACATTGATTTTTGATGAAGCTGATGAATATGTTAAAATTAGTGATGAATCTGGTGGTTTATCGGTTAAATATCATTATGGAGATGAAGCTTTAGCATATATTCCAGATCCTAAGAAAAAAATAGCTTTACCTAGTACTGAAGTTACCTTAAAATTAACAGAAGCTCAATTTCGATCAATTACAAATATGGCTAGAACTTTAGGAACGCCTGAATTGGCTCTTGAAAGTGATGGTAAAAAGTTAAGTCTAACTACATTAGATAGTAAAAATAGCAGTACAAATACAACCAGTCTTGAAATTGGTAAAGCACCTGCTAAAATTCCTCCATTTAAATTTGTTTGGAAAATTGATTATTTAACATTAATTCCAGGCACTTATGATGTTGCAGTATGTAAAGATGGTATTAGCCGCTTTAAACATGAGACTTTACCACTTACATATCATATTGTATTAGAAGCAAATGCTAGTCAATATGGTAATTAAAATGTGGAGTTATCTTCTAAATGGATAGGAAGGTGGCCCTTCACGCCACAAATCCGAGTTCAATCCTCGGTAACTCTACCAAAATATTATGGATAATAAATCAAATAATGTGAAAAGGAAAAATGGAAATTATGGCACAAATGAAAATTAATATTAAAACTAAAGAAGTTAAAAAAGAATCTAGACGTTTAGGATCTATTACATATGGAACAGTATTTTCTGGATATATTGATGGTTTGGGTAATGGAATTTTTCTTTTAGCTGGTGAAGGTGTTTTTAAATTAGATAAATCACTTCATCCTTTTAATTCTATATATGTAGGTCCTGAATGGGATATTATAGTTAAAGGATACAAGGAATTAAAATCAACCTTGACTATTGAAAATGGCTAAATCTACTAAAAGAAAAAATACAACTTTACATTGCCAATTTTGTGGTCAGAAACGTAAAATGGCTCAATTTTTGGCAATTGATACCAGTGAACCAGAAAATAAAGAAAAACGTAAAACATATCCCTTTAGTGTAAAGAAGTTCCTTGATTTAATTCAATCAGATCAAGTAGTTAAATTACCAAAATATTATGCAGGAGTTTGTAGTGCATGTTTACAACCTACATATTATCAAGGACAAAATCAAGGAACTAAATTGAAAGTGGTGGTTACATAATGGAAAAATGTAAAATTTGTGGAGAGAGTGACCAATTATTTCCTGATCGCGCGGGTTATTTTATGATGCTGTAATTCTTGAGGGTGAAATGAAAGGAGCACCATTACTTTGTAGATGGTGTAGAGATCCTAAATATCCTACAATAATTAAATTGAAAAAAGAAAAGGAAAAAGTATTACATGATTCGTAAAGAAATTATTTGGGCAGAGAAATATCGTCCACGTACGGTAAAAGATACAGTCCTTCCAGAAAACCTCAGAATAATATTCCAATCTTATGTAGATCAAAATATTATTCCTAATATAACTTTACATGGTGTTCCAGGAATTGGAAAAACAACTATTGCTCGTGCGCTATGTGATGAGTTGGATGCGGATAGTTTAATTATCAATTGTTCTGAAAATGGTAATATTGATACATTGAGAACAGATATTCGTGGTTTTTCATCAACAGTATCTATGACTGGTGGACGTAAAGTAGTTATTTTGGATGAAGCTGATGGGCTTACCAAGTTAACTCAAGAAGCATTACGGAATTTCATGGAAGAATTTTCTGGAAATTGTAGTTTTATTTTAACTATCAATTTTAAGAATCAAGTAATTGATGCTTTATTTTCTCGCTGTCCTATTGTTGATTTTAAACCAACAAAAGAAGAAAAAGTTTCTATGGCCAAACAAATGCATCAACGGATTGCCGAAATCTTAAAGATAGAAAAGATCCCATTTGAAAATGCAGTTTTAATGCAATTGATTTCGAAATTCTTTCCTGATTTTCGTATGACAATTGGTGTAATTCAAAGATATGCAATTACAGGAAAGATTGATTCAGGTATTTTAAGCCAGTTGGCCGATGTTCCGATTAAGGAACTTTTAGCAGCAATGAAAGATAAAGATTTTGGTAAAGTGAGAAAGTGGGTAGCTAATAACGCAGATAATGAACCCACGCGCATATATCGGCAGTTGTTTGATGTGATGTATGTTCATTTTAAGCCAGAATTCATTCCACAATTTGTTTTGATTTTGGGTGATTTTCTGGATCAAGCATCACGTAGTTTGGATCAAGAAATTTGTTTGCTTGCGTTTTTAACAACTGTAATGGCAGATGAAGGATTTGAAGTTATATGAAAATTAAAACTTGTATCCTTGTAGATCCTATGGGCACCTCTATGCATACAGCAGAAGAGGAAGTAGAAACTCATAAAAAAGTATTTGCTGCTTTAATTTTTCCATGTGAATTGGATGCATATCGGGCGCATTCCGTGGGTGGTATTCAAGAAGGTACAGATTTAGTTATTTACGATTTTGGTGGAATGCTGCCAGGAACCTCATTGATGGAAGATAATTCACGGTATTTGATTAAATGGGCTGAAAATAATCCTAATTCTTTGATACTTGTGGTTTCAGATTATACTTATCGTGTATATGTAAAATATGAAATAGATGAATTGTTTGAAAAGGGGGGTATAGAATTACATAATATAATTTTGGAAGACCATAACAAAGATCATTCATTTCCGCAATGGTGGTTAGATGACCATGGTATTGTTATTAGTGGTGATAATCTCGATAAAGCATTTGATGCTTCAATAGATTCACCGACAGAAGATTTGGTAGAGGAAAAATATGTACCAAAGAAAACTGTTAAGAAAAAGAAAATTGCAAAGAAAAAGAAAGAGCCAAAAGAAATCAAAAATGATCCGGATCCAGTTGTCAAAAAGCCAAGAGTTCCAGTGGCTACAATTTCTGTCCCAGTTCAAAGAGATTGGTATCCCGGACAAACTAAAGGGACAATGAGATTTAAATTGGCAGATTGTATGGTAGATGTAATTGAAAATGAAAATACACCAAAAGAAAAACAAGTAGCACATTTCGGTGGAACCTTTTTTGGGTTTTATGAAATTTCTTTTCCCGATGGGAATGGTGATTTATGGTCTTATTCAATTCATCCAGAAGATTTTTATGCAGCATTTAAAACAATGCATGAACAATTATTGAAAGAAGGATAATAATATGACAGAAAAGAAAGTAGTAAAAATGAAAAGACAATCGGGAGATATCCTATCAGATGCGGATGGTACTTGGGAATATATTCTGTAATGGCAGATTTTTTTAGGTTTTTAGATTCAATTAATAAAACGAAAAAAAATTTACTTGAGGATTCTGAATCAGATCCTCAAATAACTGAAAAAGAATATAAGCGGTATGCGTATGTGATAAATCGTATATTTGCTCGTTTTCCTGATTCACTTTATTATGCCCAAGAAATGAATAAAAGATCGAGTTTAGATGGTGCTCCTCAATATCTTTTTTATCTGTATGGTGTTTCTGCGCGTCCTCGTTTTGCAAAAGGAACAAAAGATGAAAAACCTGAAAATTTAGATTTAGTTAAAGAATATTATTCCTATTCTACTAAAAAAGCTAGAGAAGCATTGAAAATCCTTACTGAAAAGGATCTTGAATATATTAAATCTCGAATGTATCAGGGTGGTATAAATAAAAAGAAAAATGTTTTATAAAGATATTTCAGGTCCATCTAAAGACTATTGATCATATAAATAATAATGAAAATTATGAGCCTGGTAATGTTGGGTGGGCCACAAGATCTGAACAACAAAGAAATAAAAGGAAAAATTATGTTATTTGATGATATTGGAATTGAAGTCACTTTATCCTCACCGGATGATTTTTTAAAAACTAAGGAAACTTTAACTCGTATTGGAATAGCTTCACGTAAAGAACCAAAATTATATCAATCGGCACATATATTACATAAACAAGGTCACTATAAAATTCTCCATTTTAAAGAACTTTTTGCATTAGATGGAAAACAAACGAATTTTTCAGAAGAAGATAAAGGGCGCCGTAATACAATTGCAAATCTTTTGGCAGAATGGGGATTAGTAAAATTGGTGGATCCAGAAAAATCTAAATCACCTATTACACCAATTAATTTAATTAAAATTTTATCTTTCAAAGAAAAGGAAGGATGGACTTTAGTTCCAAAATATAATATTGGAAAACCGAAAAGAGTGATATAATGTTTGATAATCAAAAAATTTCTGAATTAAAGGAACAAGTAAAGAATAATCCTGATAATGTAGTAAGCCCCAAAGTAAATGAAATGATGCAGGATATAGTTGAAAAAAGATCTAAAACTCTTTCTACATCTCAATTACTCCGTCAGCGGGCTCAAGAATCATTAAATAATCAAATAGATCCTAATATTGTAGAAATGTCAGACCGGCGTTATTCTAAAATTTCTACTGGGTGGAAAAAGCAAAAATAAATCTTGACAAAAATATTGAGGTATGATATAATTTTGTATTATGTTGAATAAAAAGAAAGCTAAAGATTATTTTGATTATTCGGTTTTGCATAGTTTTTTAGAATCTAAAGTTGGACAACTTTGGGATAAAGTATATTCTGAAATTTGCCATTTTGCTGATGATAAAACTGAAATAGGACAGGAAATTCGTCATCGTATTTTATGGATGGTAGAAAAAAATGTTTATATATTAAATGGTGAAGCATATACTCAACATTCACATTTTCCTAAAATTTATCCTATTGAAGATCTTTATGTAGATCCAAATACTGGTTTTCTTTGTAAAGGAAAATATAAGAGTAGATCTTGGAAACAACCTCATACAAATGAATTAGAAATTGATTATATTCAAAGTAAATTTTTACCAATAAATTTGGGTTTTGGTGATGTATATGACTTTAAACAAATCAAAGGTTGTTGGTTTGTTTATTGGATAACAAAAAATGAAACTACTTATCCAATATATCATAATGGTGTTAAGGTTGATGATGGTATCTATATACAGGAGAATTACCATCAACGCCAATTATCCAAAGAAGAAATAAAGAAAAATGTAACACCAAATCTACAAAAAGGAACCAATAGTAAATTGTATGCTCGGATAAGAACTTACCTCCCAGCATCAGAGTGGAAATTAAATGGCTAGACAGATTAACGAAACGTTGGAATTAGAAAGAGAGAATGAGTTATATTCGGATACTCTTTACTTATTGAAAACAGAACTTGGAAAGATCCGGAGAGAATATACTTTGGAAAGTAATACACAATTGTCCTTGATTGATATAGGCCGCTTGGATGATGATTTGGAATCGCTTGTTCAAGCTATCGAAACCACACTTCTTGGCCTATAAAACACATTTTTATGATTTCCAATCGCTCTATCTTGTTGATTTAGAATGAGATAAAATTCATGGATTTTTGTTTTACTTGAATCTGCGTAATACCGCACCTTTTCTTAACCTTTAAAGAAACCATCAAATAAATATTTGCTATCCACATTGTTTTGTGTAATGTTGTCCTAATTTGGCTATTTGTATTTTCCTTTTGGTTTCTTGTGAGCGTTTTAATCCTGTTTGAGATTTAGACCTGTTAAATATATGTTCTTTGGAAAGTTTCCGATTAGTTAAAGATTTAGATATTTTATTTTTAGTTTTTTGTGATGGATGTTTATTTAATTTTATTTGTGACATTTTGTATATAGTTTCTTTAGAATGTTTTGGTAAATTAATTTTACCTTTACGCCAAGAAATTTTTCCTTTATTTTTCATACCTATTTTATTTTTAGTTTCTTTAGAATGTTTTCCATGTCCATCTCCACCAGGAGTCATATTATATCCATTAATATTTGTATCAAAATAAAATATACAAATGATTTCTAAATTCTTGGCTTCGTCTAAAGTTGGAATATTATATATTAGGATTTTATAAGTCCATTGATCCTCATTTGGATATTTTCTAATAGCAGTATCTAATTTGTGTCCATGTTTAAAATTTTTGGAATGTGAAATTTCTTGTTTCCATCTTTCTTTCATAGTTTGACAAGTATATCCAATATAAGATTTTCCTGATGGACTGGTGTGTTTATATATTAAATAAATAGGTTTAGACATTTGCGTTAGTTACCTCTAATGCTTTGTTCAGGGGCCAATGCGGTCTTAAACACCACTTGGTCCCGATAATAATATTTATATTCACTTGACATTTCATTTATTTTATGTTATGATAGATGTATCATAAAATAAAGGATAAATTATGAGTAATTTCATTGTTGAAGTGGTTAGAATTGAAAAAATTGAAAAACACCCCAACGCAGACCTACTCGGAATTTGTAAAGTATTTGATGGATATCAATGTGTTGTTCGTTTAGAAGATTGGAAGAAAGGAGATTTGGCTGCTTATCTTCCACCCGATTCAGTTGTTCCAAATACTGAACAATTTAAATTTTTGGAAGGGCATTTAAAAATCAGGGCTAGGAGATTCCGCGGGGAAGAATCTTATGGTATGCTCATACCTGCGCCTGAAGGATCGGTAGTTGGTGATGATGTTGCTGATATTCTTGGAATTAAACATTATGACCCAGAATTATCCGCAGAAATTAATTCGGCTCAAGGAGAATTTCAAGATCCTCCACCAATTGATGGTGTAATTTATGATATTGAACCATGGCAAAAATATCGGAATGAATTTGTGGAAGGTGAAGAAGTTGTAATTACAGAAAAAATCCATGGTGCAAATTCACGGTATACTTTCCAAAATGGAAAAATGTATTGTGGATCGCACTATCAATGGAAAAAAATACCAGAACAGGGAAAGAATCTTTATTGGAATGTATTAGAATATTGTCCTTGGGTAGAAGCATTTTGCCGTCTTAATCCGGATGTAATTTTATATGGAGAAATTTTTGGTGCAGTACAGAAGGGATTTAATTATGGTGTTACTCAGGAATGTCCTTATAAGTTTAGAGCGTTTGATGTATTCGCCGCAGGTCAATTTTTGGATTATGACGATGCCCTCGGTGGTGCCAAATCTGATTTTTTGGTACCAGTGTTATATCGCGGGCCATATTCTATAGAAGTGATGCAAAAATATGTAAATGGATTATCTACAATAGAAGGCGCGAAACATATCCGCGAGGGGTGTGTAGTTAAATGTATTAAAGAAAGATATTCTGAAAGGTTACATGGAAGATTAATATTAAAATATGTATCTATAGATTATTTGGAGGACAAAAGGAAGAAATAGCATGTTTTTTCTTTAATGTTTCACATGAAAAACCAAACAAAAAAGGCGGCACAAAAAATTGAGGCGAAACATCACCAATGGACTTTTGAAATTCAAGGTAAATATAATCCATCTGGTATTTCTAATTTTTTTGGTAAATTAAAAGATGAAGGTGGGAGAGTTATTGTAACTATTCGAGAAAATGAAGATTATAATCAAATATCTCGATTACTTATGACTTCAAAATATTTAACTTCTATTCGAGATATGAGAGGTTTAGCTCGTTGGGCATGGGATCGTGGT